AAAAGGTTGCACCGAAAATCATCGGCTTAACCAACCTGGCCGAGATTATGGAGGTTATCAATACAGAGTTGCTTGAGGCACTGACCGAACTTAGCGAATATGATCCGGCCATGTTCGCCGGGGGTGAAGACATTGAAGAAGAAGACGACGAGATTGTTTCAAAAGATGCTCAAATCGGTGGCCCCTCCGCCAAAGCTGACAGTAAGCCAATGGGCTGATAGATACCGTAAATTATCCCCTGAAAATGCTGCCGAACCAGGTCAATGGCGTACTGACCGGGCGCCGTACCAGCGGGAGATAATGGATTGTGTGACTGAACCTAGCATTGAAAAGGTTATTGTCAAATCAAGTTCCCAGGTAGGAAAGTCGGAGATAATTAATAACGTCATCGGCTATTTCATAGATGTGGACCCTGGTCCATTACTTATGATTCAACCGACCATTGAGGTAGCAGAGGACTACTCTAAACGGCGAATATCTCCGATGATAAAAGATACGGAGGTATTAAGCTTAAAAGTTGCCGACTCAAAAACCAGGGATATAAATAATACTATCCTGATGAAAGTATTTCCCGGGGGATTTTTGGCCATGGGCGGGGCCAATAGCCCGGCCGGATTGGCCAGCCGCCCTATAAAAGTATTGCTTTGTGATGAGGTGGACAGGTACCCGGCCAGTGCCGGCAGTGAGGGTGACCCAATAGCTTTAGGTGAAAAGCGAACCATTACTTTCTTTAACCGGAAAAAGATATTCGTATCCACACCAACAAACAAGGATGCCTCCAGGATTGATGCTGAATACGAGATGGGTACACAGGAGAAGTGGTGTGTCCGGTGTCCTGCGTGTGGTGATTATCATTACATCATTTTGCGCGATATACAGTTTAGATACGATAAGCATGAGCACAATAAAAAAATCATCTATACTGTCCATGAAGTAAAGTGGCGCTGCCCGTCCTGTCTTAATGAAATTGACGAATATACTATGAAAAAGCAGCCTGGCGAGTGGCTTGCCGACAATCCGGCGGCCTTAGAAAACGGTGTCAGAAGCTTTTGGCTCAATTCCTTCGTGTCTCCATGGTATTCCTGGAAGCGTATAATTCAGGAATTTCTGGAGTCTAAGAAAGATCCGGAACGGTTCAAAGTGTTTGTCAACACCGTACTGGGTGAGTCGTGGGAGGAACGCGGGGAAATTGATGATGAAGCCGTCCTGCTGGACCGCCGGGAAGAATATAAAGCTGATCTCCCTGACGGTGTGTTACTCCTTACCATGGCTGCAGACACCCAGGATGACCGCCTGGAATATGAGGTAGTCGGCTGGGGCCGTGATGAAGAATCCTGGGGTATTGAAAAGGGCATTATCTGGGGGAAGCCTGACGACAAGGCCCCGTGGGCTGACCTTGACGACAAACTTGCCCGCACCTGGCGCTTTGCCGATGGTTCCGGCCTGGTTATAGCCTGCACCTTCGTCGACTCCGGTGGGCACTACACGGATGAAGTTTACCGTTACTGTGGAGAGCGCATACAGAAAAGAGTGTTTCCCATCAAAGGCCAGGGAGGCTCCGGTATTCCTTTGGTTTACAAGGTGTCTCGGAACAATAAGTACAAGTTACCACTTATTCTTTTAGGTGTCGACTCCGGCAAAACGACTATGATGCAGCGCTTAAAAATGAAAAAGCCTGGTCCGAAATACTGCCACTTTCCCCTTCAGGAAGTGCGCGGATACGATCAAATATACTTTAAGGGGCTCATTTCTGAGAAGTTGGTGGTCAGGCAAGAGAAGGGGCAGGCAATAAAGGCATGGGTAAATATTGCTAAGGACAAGCGAAACGAGCCATTGGACCTCAGGGTTTATGCCCTGGCGGCCTTAAGACTACTAAAACCAGACTTTGAAGCCCTTGAAAAACGCCTAAAAGAGGTATCTTTTGGGGCTGAAAATGCCCCAAAACCACTTAAAAAAGCGCCAAATAAGCAGTATGGATGCGTAAAAAAAGCCGCCGATTATTAAATTTTTCGGAGGTTTTTCTTTATATATCGCAAAGAAAATGGTGATTTTTATGGCTGCAGACAGACTACAACTCGCAAAAGACCGCCTTACCGCCTACTATGCAGCGGAAATGGCGGTGTTGACCGGCCAGGAATACCGGATTGGCTCCCGCACTCTACGCCGGGCAGACCTTGAGCAGATACGGTCAGCCATCAACGAACTGATGAAATTGGTCCAGCAGCTTGAGGCGCAGGCCAGCGGCAGCACAGCAAACCGTGCCCGCCGGGTCGTTCTGCGGGACATATAAGGAGGTGAAATAATGAATGCAGTTGATACGTTAGTTTCCTTTTTTAGCCCAGAGAAAGCATTGAGACGCTGTGCCGCCCGCAAAGCGCTTCAAGTTTTAAACACCGGCTATTCGGAGTCTGGGGCTTCGCACCGTAAGAAGTCCATGAAGGGCTGGCAGGCATGGTCAAACTCTCCTCAGGCTGATATCGACATGAACCTGAGCACCTTGCGGCAGCGGTCGAGGGATCTTTTCATGGGAGGTGCTATTGGGCGGTCGGCCATCGTCACTCCCAGGACAAATGTTATCGGTGCAGGCCTGAAGCTTAAGTGCCGGATTGACTATGAATTTCTTGGCATATCTGAAGAGCAGGCGGATCATTGGGAGAGAGCTACCGAGCGGGAATTTGCGGTATGGGCTGAGAGCAAGTTTTGCGACTCCCTGCGGCTTAACAGCTTCTATGAGATGCAGTCCGTTCTTTTTATGTCCACCCTTGTTAACGGAGATGGTTGGGCGCTTATTAAACAAGCAACTCCGGAACGGTACTTTCCTTACTCACTGAGGATTCATGTTTTTGAGGCGGACCGGGTGAGCACGCCATACGAGGTGATGGCAGGGATCGTCAAATATATCTTTCTTAAAGGGGTTACCGGAAAGAACCAGGAAAACGGTAACCTCATCATTAGCGGTGTCGAGATCGATCCATCCGGTGCGGTGGTTGCCTACTGGATTTCTAACAAATACCAAAACGATCCGGCCAACCCCTACGGGCATATTGAGTGGAAGCGCGTTGAGGCTTTCGGTCAGCGGACCGGGCAGCCCAATATCCTCCAGATAATGGAGTCTGAGCGATGCGAGCAGTATCGCGGCGTCCCATACCTGGCGCCGGTGCTGGAACATATAAAGCAGATCGGCCGGTACACCGAAGCTGAGCTCATGGCGGCCATCGTTACCGGCTTTTTCTCAGTGTTTATCAAGGAGAGCAAGACGGTGGTTGAAGACTTTGCCCTGGCCGAGGCAATACCCCAGGGTGAGAAGGTAGACCTGGATCCGAACGCCTTTGAGCTTGGTTCCGGGACTATTAACACTCTGCCGCCAGGATATGACGTTTCAATAGCTGACCCGAAGCGGCCATCATCAAACTTTGATGCCTTTGTTACAGCTATGGCCCGGCATATTGGCGCTGCTCTGGAGATGCCTTATGAGTTGCTACTTAAGAGTTTTACGGCCAGCTATTCAGCCAGCCGGGCGGCTCTGCTGGAGGCATGGAAGGCCTTTCGGATGAGGAGGACATGGTTTGCCAGTGATTTCTGCCAGCCAGTTTATGAAATATGGCTATCTGAGGCGGTGGCCAGGGGGAGGGTAATCGCCCCGGGGTATTTTAACGACCCTTTGGTAGCCAAGGCATGGGCACGGGCAGAGTGGCATGGGCCAGCTCCTGGACAACTCGACCCAACCAAGGAGGTACAGGCAGCCCAATCAAGGGTGGCAAACGGATTTAGCACCCGGGAACGTGAGACCATAGAGCTAACCGGTGGGGACTTTGACAGGAACATTGACCAGTTGAAACGGGAAAATGATCTTATGAAAGAAGCCGGCTTGATGCAGCAAGATAATTAACAGACCTTATGAAAGTGGTGAAAAAGATGGCTAAGGTGCAGATTAAAGGGGTAATAGTGCCCAATGATCTTAAATGGATTTATGAATGGTTTGAGATGGATGCGACAAGCCCTAATGATGTAACCAAGCAAATAACGGATGCCAATGGTGAAGACCTGGAAGTTGAAATTAATTCCGGTGGTGGCGATGTTTATGCAGGATCAGAAATTTATACGGTATTAAAGGATTACAAAGGAAATGTTGTTGTAAAAATTGTAGGCATAGCGGCAAGTGCAGCAAGTGTGATTGCCATGGCTGGTAATAAAGTGATGATTTCACCACCGGCACAAATTATGATCCACAATGTATCATCAGCTGTACGCGGTGATTATAGAGAGTTAGAGCATAAGGCTGCATTTCTTAAGAATTACAATGTGTCAATAGCAAATGCCTATATGTTAAAAACTGGAATAAGGCAAGATGAACTGCTGAAATTAATGAATAAGGAAACATGGCTTAATGCTCAGCAGGCCTTAGAATATGGCTTTGCTGATGAAATAATGTTTGATGATAACAACCAGTTAGTTGCAAGTATCAACAGTTTTGTGCTGCCTCCTGAAGTTATAAACAAAATGAGGAATTTAATTAAAAACCAGGAGTTTAAAAATACCGGCCAGCAAGCTGGTTTAAATTTTACGCAAAGCACTCAACTACCACTACAGGAACCGGCTCCAAAGCCGCAGCTTGTAAATATTTCAAGGGAGGATGAACCGTTGGAAATTAAAAACACAGACGAACTAAGACAGCACTTCCCCGATCTGGTTGCGCAGGTTGAAGCTGCGGCCAAAGAGGGAGCAACAAAGGCCGAACGCCTGCGCATCCAGGCCATTGATGAAATCAGTAAGACCGTTTCCCCCGAATTGGTTAATAAGGCCAAATATGAAGAGCCAATGACCGCGCAGGATCTGGCATTTAATGCGCTCAAGGCAGACGCCGGCAAAGGCCGTCAGTACCTGGAGAGTGCTGCGCTGGATAACGCTGAATCCGGTGCAGCCAAAGTTACCGGACAGCCTCAGGGCCAGTTAACCGGTCAAGAAAAAGATGCTGAAGAGCGCAAGAATAATGCTCAGGGCATTGCGGACTATGCGAACAAAAGGAGGGCCAACTAATGGATCTGTTCAGTAACCTTGACACCATGACCCCGGATAACCTTATGTCCAGCGGCAGTGTCCCCGTGCTGGTAAAGGCAGTCACCCTTAAAGCAGCCCAGGGCAATATCGCCCGGGGTTCCGTACTTGGGATTGTCAAGCTCACTGTGGGGGCCATCGCAGCCGACGAAGGAAACACCGGCGATGCGGCTATTGCGGCTGCTACCCTGGCCGATAATGTACAGACCGGCACCTATACCATCGGGTGTGTCACGGCGCCCAGTGGGGCTGCGGCCAACGATGCTGTATTTGCGGTATTTGCCCCGGACGGTTCCCGGCTGGCCGACTCCACTCAAGGGGTAGCCTATGCTGGCGGTCACTTGATATTCACTATCGGGAATGCCACGGCTGCCGACAGTGTTGTGGGAGACCTGTACACAGTCACCGTCGGTGCTGGATCCGGCCTGGCGGTGTTAGTGGATAGCAGCAAACATGACGGAAGCCAGGAAGCGGACTGCATCCTGACAGACTATGTGGCCACCGGAGCCGACGGTGCTACTGACAACATTGTGGCCGAGGCATACAGAACCGGCCATTTTAACCGCCAGGCGTTGATCTTTGGAGGTACCGACACCGCCGGTGACCACGAAGCCAGACTCAGGGAGTTGGGTATCCACCTGAGCGACCACATTGCATATTAACAAATAAGTATCGAGGAGGTAAAAAGAATTGGCCATTCCCATTTATGAAACCAGGACCATGATGCAGGCC